CTAGTGTCCACCTATCAGTCGGCATCCCTGAGTCGCCGTCCGGTGAGGCAGCGCAAATCGGGACAGCAATTCACGCTTTGGCCGAGTTGTGCTGGCAGACAGAAGATGACCCGAAGAACTACATCAACAAGATGGTAGAGGGCATCGTCATCAGTGAGCAGAACGCTGAGTTCGCGCAGTTGCACCTTGATACCATCAAGCGCCTGGAGAATGACTTAGGGCGGGTTCTGGTGGAGCAACACGGGACGGTGCTGAACACCATGCAGATTCAGCTATCAGGGACGTGCGACGTGGTCGGGTACAGCGTCAAGGACAGCATCATTGAGATCGTGGACTTGAAGACGGGACGCAACTTCGTTGACGCCGACTCAGTTCAGTTGAAGATTTATGCATTGGCAATGATGAAGGAGCTAGGCGACTTCCAAACTATCCGGCTAACCATTGTCCAGCCCCAGGTGGGCGCAAACCGTACTCACGAGATGACGCTGACCGAACTGAACGAGTGGCGCGATAACGAACTCATGAAGTCGGTCAACGAGATCGTTACGATGAACGCCTACCCGACCCCGTCACGCGATGCCTGCAAATACTGTCCTGCCAAGCTACACTGCCCAGCCCTGCGGGAGAAGGCTTACTCGCTGCCATTGGCGCCTACCAAGGAATTGACCGAGAGCGAGATTGCCACTTGGCTGGAGCAGGGTGAACTAGTGGAGGCTTTCTACGAGGAACTCCGCAAGGTGGCGACTAAGCGCCTGGAGGATGGCGCGGCAGTGCCAGGCTGGAACCTGGTCCCGAAGCGTGCCATCCGCAAGTGGGTCGAAGGCGCTGATCTGACAGTCTTGCCATTGGACTATGAGCAACTTTATAAAGAAGAGAAGATCACGCCAGCGCAAGCTGAGAAATTACTGAGCAAAGATGACCGGCATCTGCTCAACGATTTGACAGAGAAAGTGTCCTCTGGACTGACTCTGGCAAAGATGTTGGAATCCTCCGACATTTAACACTGTGCTAACGCACGCAACTTAGGAAACTGAAAATGCTAAATCTTTCAAACAACAATGGATCGGGCAACTCTTACATCCGCTTTGCTCCCCAGGCTAACGCTTGGACAAACCGCGACGGCGAGGAAATCCAACTCAAGAAGGTTGTTATGGACCTGGACTCGGTGCAGACCGGCTGGCTGATGATTGGTGCTGGTGTACGCGATTGGCAGCCGGATGAGGTGCTGGGCGCTAAGAGCCAATCACCTGGTGAGGGCTACAAGCGCGGGTTTGTCGTGACTCTGTACTCGAAAGAGATGGGTTTGGTTGATTGGAGCGCCAATGCTTACGGTCCATGCAAGGGCTTTGAGAAGATCTACAACGAGGCCGACAAAGCTGCAGGCGACAACGGCGGCAAGCTGCCAGTTATTGAGTACGTTAACAGCACAGCCGAGAAGGTTGGCAAGGGCAACACGCGAGTGCCGAACTTCAAGCTGGTGTCATGGGTAGCGCGTCCTGCTGGCATGAACGCGGATGCGGGTGATGAGTTTGATTTACCGCCAGAGCCAACGCCAGTACGCAAGGCGGCCAAGCCTGCGCCTGCACCAGTGATGGATGACGAAGAGTTTTTCTAACCAGTAGTCTGGTGGCCGGTGGGTTGATCTCCACCGGCTTTTTTTCCTCTAAAAATTGAGAACGAGAAAATGGACACTGAAACAATAGCCAAAGCCCTGGGCAATGCTAAGCAAGTGAACGGGAACTGGCTTGCGAGTTGCCCTGTCGCTGGGCATGGCAGAGGCAACGGTGATAAGAACCCATCCCTCTCCATCAAGGAAGACAATGGCAAGCTGCTGTTCCATTGCCACGGTGGATGCGACCAGCACAGCGTTTTCGACGCTGTTAGGGAACGCAACCTATTGCCAGCACTCCAGCGCCAGGAGTACAGTCTCGCGCTTATCAAAGGTGAATTGATGACTATGCCAACGCTGGAGCAGGAGTGGGAGTATAAGGATGAGCAAGGCGATACCCTATTCGTAAAGCGCCGGTTCAAGACGAACACCGAGAAGGGCAAGACGTACAGCCTCCACAAGGTGGATGCCGCTGGCAACCGCAAGGGCAGCATGACAGGGGCGCGGATAGTGCCTTATAGGTTACCGGAACTACTCAACGCCAGGGAAGCTGGACGCGCAATCTACCTGGTGGAGGGCGAGAAGGCAGCGGATGCCCTTGTCAGCATAGGAGCCATTGCCACTACGTCCCATGCTGGTGCTGGGCACTGGCCGAGTGACATCACGCAATACTTCACCAACGCCGTAGTGATAGTGGTTCCGGACTGCGACGCACCAGGCTGGAAGTACGCAAAGCGCGTAGTGCAGGCGTTGCTGCCAGTAGCCAAAGCAATCCGAGTCCTGGACTTAAACTTACCCGAACTCGGGGATGATGCCTATGAGTGGGTTGCGGATGGCGGTGATCGGGCCAAGCTGGCAGAACTCGCCAAGGCGTTACCGGTTATCACCGACATCAATCAGGTGCAGACGCCAGAGTGGATACAGCCTAGTTCTATCGAAGTTACTGTAGAACCAGATAACTTCGGTATAACTGAGCCAGAAATTAGCATGGGCGTGCCAATCCTGGTCCCACGGCAACTACTAAACATCGAGTCTTGGGATGACATTGAGGACGAGCCGGTGGAGTGGCTGATTGAGAACGTGCTGCCGAAGAAGGCATTCGCTGCGCTGTACGGGCCGCCAGGGTCATACAAGTCATTCGTTGCCTTGGACATTGCCGAGTCGGTGGCAACGGGCAGGCCGTGGATGGGGCGGGAGGTGCAAGCCGCCGGAGCCGTGCTTTACATTGCTGGTGAAGGCTTTGGCGGCATTGGCGCTAGGATCAAGGCTTGCAAGATGCACAACCGCACACAAGCTGGAGCAGAAATCTACGTCATCCGCGCCGCGATAAATATAAGATCCAGCGCGGAGGACTTTGATCTGCTGGTGTCCTCGATAAAGGACCTGATGGAGAAGTCAGGCGTCCAGTTTGAACTGGTGCAGATCGACACGTTAGCCCGAGCATTCGGCGGTGGCAACGAGAACAACTCAGAGGACATGGGAGCTTTTATCCACAACGCGGGACGGATTCAGCGGATGCTGGGATGCGCCATGATGGTGTTGCATCACTCGGGTAAGGATGCAACCAAGGGATTGCGGGGACACTCAAGCCTGCTAGGAGCAGTTGACACCCAGCTGGAACTAATGAAGGTTGACGCAACGCCCAACCCGTCCAGCCCGATAGCAGGATCAGGAATTCTTACGATCAGCAAGCAGAAGGACGGCCAGGACGGGCTGAAGATCGGTTTTGAGATGGTAAAGGTGGAGATCAAGGCCAGCGCACTAGGCATCAGCGACGCACAGATTAGTCTGGCGGTCAGGGCCAGTGACGAGGCGCTGAAACAGGAAATGCAGCAGCAGGCAGTCGAGCGCCAGGCCAAGCCTAGAAAGCTGCAGGAGAACCAGCAGGCTGCGCTGGACTCGATCCACGATGCATTAAAGAAGAATGGGCATATGACAAACGTTGGTGAGGAGCGCCATAAGACGGTGTCTGTGTCCGAGTGGAAGGAGTCATTCGCCAAGCTGAAGGGTGATAGCAAGTCAATCGACAGCGACTTTTACCGTGGCAAGAAGGCGATGTTCGCCAAGAAGCTAGTCGGGTATCACGAGACGGATGTAGCGAATTACTGCTGGGTGATCTACCACGATGGTGACAAAGATGAGCCGTTTGTGGCATCGGTTTGATAGGCAACTTGCGAAGTTGACTATGTAAATATAGGCAGTTGCCTATGTACTTATGTTGGGAATATATAGGCAACTCAGTGAAATATAGGCAGTTGCCTATGCTGCAAGTTGCACAGGAATAGGTAAAAACCTAGTCAACTTACAACTTCTTGCTTAATGCAAGAAGTAAGTTAACTAGGTTGACTACCTCGGAAAGTTGGTATGGTGAAGTTGACTAGATGAGGAGTTGAGGATGGCTACGAAGAAATTGTTAGAGACTGATGTGTATCCGAGCGACCGGTTCAAAGTCTTTGAGCATTCGCTCATGGTGGAGATGGAAACCGCAAAGATGGAGCATGAGAAGGTTTACGGGATTGACCGAGTGATCGACCTGGTGGATGCCGAGTTCCGCAGAAAGTTCAACGCGCAGCGGGAGCGCATCTGGGAGGCCAGCCAGGCGCGTGACGAGGAGAGGCTGGAGAAGGCCATCAAGGGAATGATCTCAGCGTACAAGGCGCTCACCAGGTGGGCGACTGAGGCAGGCATCGAGCAGATGCCTAAAATCGACTGCATGGAGCACCGTATGAAAGACAAAAGCATGATGGTTATCGTCAGGGACAAAAATATGGCGACCTGGTACGGGCAATTTTGCAAAGAGACAGGATTACGCTCGGTCTGGACACTCGCGGAACTTGAGGTGGTTATGACGGGTCCGACGCTGACTCAGGTACGCGAGATCAAGGCGGCGATTCCTGGAACAACAATGGTTCCCGTTGAGCCGCAAGGATCCAGCGGGTTTGAGGATATGCCGAACGACATCGACATCAGCAAACCATTCAAGGGCGGCAAGTTATTTGACACGAAGGTAGCAGAAAGGGCAAGAGATGGACGCAGGACGTGATTTATGGGACGAGGTGATACGCAGGGTGCTTGCGGTAACTAAAAACGCTTGGAGGGTCATCTAATGCCTGGGAATCCGAAAGTCCACCGTGATGTGGCATTGCTCAACGAACTCGACGAGGAGATGATCTTTCTTATGTTTGAGGAGGGTAAATCCATCTCTGACATCTGTATCGGGATGGGCGTCAGTAAGCGTGCGCTCGACAGATGGATAGATGAAAACGATCATGGCGCTAAAATAACGCGCGCGCGCACACTCGCGGCAGACAAATACGCTTGCGAGTTAGTGACCATTGCGGACAGCGTTGATGACGCCAACCAGGGCAAGGCTGGCTATCAGATTAAAACGCGCCAGTGGCTGGCTGAGAGGTGGGATCGCAAGACGTACGGCACTGACAAAGCGCAGTCGGTGAACATCAGCATCCAGGGTTTACGCATGGAGGCGCTGCGCCACGTCGAAGTGGTTGAGCAGTTATCCACAGACCAGATGCCAAAGTTATCCACAGAATGAGTATGTTTGCTCAAAGATTAAGCAGAAACACGCATAAACACCCTATTTTCATTCACATAATGGACACTGTATTAAGTAGTTCTGTTGCACTAAGTTCAGACGCGCAGCGGAATACTCAATGGAATCATAGGCTTACAAGCACCATAGCCAAGCGTCAGAGGGGACGCGCAGCGTGCTGAGTTATCCACAGGCTGCCGCCCGTTGCCAGGTGGCCTCGCCCTGGCCGCTGGCCGCCCGACCCCCCCGTGGTGGCCGTGGCGGCGGGGCGGTTGTGGCAGCACCTAAACACCTACCGAGTTACGAACCCGCATTCACGCTGACCCGCACCTCACCTTACCCCCTACCCCCCCACCGAATACCGCACTATGGCTACAAAAAAAAATTTGGAAGTTCCCGAGAACCCGTTTATTGAGTTCGCCCTGCGCTACCGGAATGATCCAACTCTGTTTGTGCGAGAGGTGCTGAACACCGAGCCTGATGATTGGCAAGTAGAGTTTCTGAATCACATCGCGGCAGGAAACCGACGCATTAGCGTACGCTCCGGACACGGCGTAGGCAAGTCAACGGCCAGCGCCTGGGCAATGCTGTGGTATCTGTTCCTGCGGTTCCCTGTAAAGATTGTGGTCACCGCACCCACCAGCAGCCAGCTTTACGACGCACTGTTCGCGGAACTGAAGCGTTGGGTTAAGCAGCTACCGCCCATGCTACAAGACCAGTTGGACGTGAAACAGGATAGGGTCGAGGTTAAAGAAGCGCCCAACGAGGCATTTATCTCGGCTAGGACAAGCCGCGCCGAGCAACCCGAGGCGTTGCAAGGCGTCCACAGCGACAACGTCATGCTGGTGGCAGATGAGGCAAGCGGTATCCCCGAGGCGGTGTTTGAGGCTGCCGCCGGTTCTATGTCGGGTCACAAGGCGGTGACGCTGCTGCTGGGTAATCCGGTGCGGAGTACGGGTTTCTTCTACGACACCCACAACCGCCTTAAGGATGATTGGATCACCATGAAAGTGTCGTGCGCCGACTCTCCCCGCGTCTCCGAGGCGTACCTGGGCGAGATGGCAGCACGCTACGGCGAGGAGAGCAACGCCTACCGGATTAGGGTACTGGGCGAGTTCCCGCGTTCAGATGACGATACTGTCATCCCTATGGAGTTGCTGGAGATGGCGCAGCAGCGAGACGTTGAGCCTAGCGCGACAGCGCCAATGGTCTGGGGTCTGGACGTAGCGCGGTTTGGGTCGGACAGGTCGGCACTCTGCAAGCGCAAGGGGAACGCGGTGACCGAGCCAATCAAGACCTGGAAGAATCTGGACCTGATGCAACTCACGGGCGCGGTGGTGTCCGAGTACGAGGCTCTGCCACCATCCGAGCGCCCTATGGAGATCCTGGTGGACAGCATTGGCCTTGGCGCCGGAGTGGTTGACCGGCTCAAAGAGCTGAATCTTCCCTGCCGCGGCATCAATGTGTCAGAGAGTCCAGCTATGGGCGCGACGTACCGGAATCTGAAGGCTGAGTTGTGGCACAAGGCCAAAGCCTGGCTGGAGGGGCGTGACTGCAAGATGCCCAAAGACGAGGCACTGGTGTCCGAGTTAGCAATCGTGCGGTATTCGTTCACTAGTTCGGGCAAGATTCAGATTGAGGGCAAGGACGAGATCAGGAAGCGGGGTTTCCCGAGTCCTGACCGTGCCGACGCCTTTTGCCTGACGTTTGCCAGCGACGCGGTAATCGGTGCATTTGGCGGTGCTAAAGTGTCCTGGAATAAGCCGCTGCGCCGTAACCTTGCTCGCGTTGCATAATTACGCATCCAACCAAAGGGGTAATCTATGAAGATTGACAAGGCCGCGAAGAAGATCGCCAAAGTGATGGGCGAGTACAAGTCTGGGAAATTGCACTCGGGCATGACCAAGCGCGTGGTGAAGAATCCTAAGCAGGCAATTGCTATCGCGTTGTCCGAGGCTGGCAAGTCGAAGCCTATGCCAAAAGGGAAAATGTAATGGCTACACAAATGCGCGACGTGCCTGGCAAGTACCAGGCGGCGATGAATCAGATGATGACACCGGCCAAAGATGTGGCGAAATGCCCTATGCCTACCCAGGACGTGATGCTGAATCTCAAGAACCGAGCGAAGGCGATCACCACTGCCGCTTACGGTCCTGAGAATCCAAACCTACCTAACACGGCCTACTGGAAGAAGAAGGCAGACACCTGGGACGTGAGCATCGATGACGCAAAGAAGAGCCGCTGCGGTAACTGCGCGGCGTTCAATGTGCAGGATTCAATCAAGCAATGCATTGCGAAAGGAATTGGAAATGAAGCAGACCCTTGGGGAACGATTGCGCTGGCTGATCTCGGATACTGCGAGATCTTTGACTTCAAGTGCGCAGCGAGTCGCACTTGCGATGCGTGGGTGGTGGGCGGGCCTAATGATGGCGATACGGAATCGGTAGACACTAACTTGGGGGACTGACATGAAGATGGCGAAACCTGGACTTTATGCAAATATCAATGCCA